GATTTTATCAAATCATTATGATATACTTTAGATGGGTCAAGTTGTGACGTTGCAGAATACCTATTCATACAAGTAGTAGTGTATTCCATAGCCTGTTCATAGTTCGTTATAGGCTTTTCGGCAGAATTCCCCATGAGAATAGTTGCTCCTTAATAGCCTCATTTTGTTCTTGAATATTCATATTTGCATTATCAATTATAGCATCATATAGTTCCCGATATTCTCCGGCCTTTTCGCTTGAATGACCGCCAGTCGTTTCATTACGAGTGAGATAGATCACCTTGCCTTCCTTTTCTTGAATGGCGTGAATCTCGTTCTCAAAACGACAGTCAGAAATCAGGGCAAGGTCGGGCGACATATTGTCGATATCGTTTAAGCAGTAATCAGTCCAGACCTTTCCGTACATTTTTCGCAATACATCAGTACCCGCATATTGCATGAACTCACGACCCGTCATTCGTGGCTCGTCGTAACGTCCCAGCTTCTTAAAGAAAAGATGGCCTGCGGCACCATGAGTATCTAATGGGTCAAAAAGCTCGGCACATGCTTCATCGTTATCATGAATGATAACACCCGGCATATCAGCCCACTGGTGTTTAGTTAGACTATTTTTCTGTTCATCAGTACCATAGGCCTGTTCGGGGGATAAACCAAACAGGTTAACGCATATGTCCTTTAAAGGCTTGGCAAAACTAAAACCCCTCACGAAAGGCCAAAATGTATTGGATGCGTAGGTACTAAAACTTTCGTTTCGTTGTTCCAGTTCGAATATACCAACGGCTTCGTAATTTTTGTTCTCTTCGTTTTTGTATAGTGCGTTTACTAACAGCTTTCCTTCTGGTGAAATATCAAACTCTTTAATAAAGCCGTGCCGATGCATTTCATAGCCGTGTAAGTAATTTACGGCAGTGGATTTGCCAGACTGTTTGGCCCCGGCGATTGCTACAATATTTGTCATTCTTTAGCTTTCTTTGTCGTATTGTTTTTGTGAGGCTCGTAAATGATCCGTTGATCGTTTTTCCTGTCCCCGTCTAGTAAAAAGTGGACCCAACATCATAGTCGCACTTAAAAAGGCATTACCACAACTTCTATTCAAATCTCTGTTTAAACAGGATGAAATTTTTCTCAGAAGATTTAAGATTACGCCCTTATTGACGGCTGGTTTTGTTAATTTGCGGTCTGATGACATCAATTATCTCCTCAGTAGTCATATCGCCAATATCGTGTTTGTCAAACTTTATGTCAATAATATTAAATATCTGACCGAATTTCTCTCTGATCTCATTTCTTCCCTTCCGGCCAGGTTCGTCGTTGTCTAAAGCGAGGTACAGGGTGTTCACGGAAGCTTCTTCTAATAGTATAGTCTGTCTGTCACTAATTTTACAAGTAAAAAGCCCCACACAGTTAGTAATCCCGGATTGCCACAACTTTAGGATATCTCCCTGCCCTTCAACAAGGACGGCGGAACCAGAAATTTTTAAGCTGTCAAAGGCTTTTCCATAGTTGTACAGAGCATTTCCCGTGTTAAAACCTTTACTATTCACCCATTTTGACGACTGTTCAGTAGAAGTGGCCCGGCCAACAGCACCAATCATATTAGTGCCGGATTTATCATAAACAGGAAAGACCGTGCGATTGTGCATTTGCTTACCTCTAGTACTACAATAACCCACATCAAACTCTGTCAGGACTTCCTTAGAAAAGCCCCTAGCAAGATAATATTTACAGGGGATACTTAACCCTCTAACCACTTGATCTCTTCTACAAACAACTCTATTAGAAGATCTATTATGAAATATCTTGTCAATCCGGGAGTCCTCAACATTATACTTTAAGTTGTCCTGTCCTTCTATTTTCCCAGACACAAACTTCTTCAAGAAATTTACTGCGTCAATAAAGGTTTGTTCTTTGTCTGTCTTCTGTTCAAGCACTCCTTTTATCAAACCAATGATATCGTTTCCATGATCTTCGTGACAACCGTGGGAATTACAGAACCATACTCCGTAATATTCAGAAGTTGGGTCAACATTAATATTAAAGGCTGTGGTATTGTCCCCATCGTGGACTGGACAAGTACCTATGAGTTTGTTTTCAGCCTCATAAAAACTACCAAGGTCTAAAGTCTCAAAAATTTCCCTAATTTTATCCGTCGCTTGTCTCTTCATCGAGTTCTTCTGTGGGTCTGTCAGGGACTCCATTATTTTCCTTTTCTTTCTCTTTCTTAACTTCTTTTAATGTCCCAAGCTCTTTAATCTCAGCAATTTCACCAGTCATCTGCATACAAATATATCCACCATCCATACCAGGTCCATGACGACTAACAACCGGGATTAATTTCCGATTACCAGCCCTATCCCCATATAGAGCTTTATCTTGAGCAAATTCTTCATCAGTCTTGGCCTTGAAAATAGAAAAGGATGTCGCCAGCCAAATAAGTCTATCCGATCCAGACACGGCATCTTCTGTCTCTTTAGTAATACCATCCCGGTTAAGCTGGACAAATGATAGGCAGGGGCAATCATACTCAACACAGAAGTTGTGGAGTTTGGTAATCTGGAAACCCAAAGCTTGAAATTCCGCCATATTACCATTGAGACTATCTGAAGACATGAGTTTGAGATAATCGTAGATGATAAGACAGTCTTTCATGCGGCCATTTTCATCATAGCCTACTTCTTTTAATAGCCACCGTCGTGCCACTGAGAGGATTTCGTCAAATGGACGACCGGAGACATTAATGTAGTGATAAGGTCTCTCAGACAGTGCCTCAGCGGCTTTCTCAACCCTGCCTACGGAGTCTTCAGAAAGGGTGAATGAGCTACTGGAGATATCGTTAATTGCCACCTTACTCATTAAGGCCAACAGCCTATTTTGATGATCTGTTTTACTCATTTCTGTATCGAGCATTAAGACCGGAATATTCTGATCCGTAATGAATTCGGCTATATTATCTGCGAGCACCGATTTCCCAGCTTTTGATCTAGCCCCGACCAAGTCCACACACTGCCTTCTTAATCCCCCACCAATAGCTTCGTCATAGGCAGGGTATCCAGTAGACAACCCAGGCGGTCTAATCTCTTGGGTTTTAAGACTCTCAACATAATCAATAACATTATCACCAATTAATTCGGGATTTGTCTTATCTTCCCTAATGTACTCTGCGGCAATCTCTTCAATCCTACTTTCCGCAATAGACAATATCTCAGTTACACTTTGATCTCCGTCAATGTCGTTCAAAGCTAAAAATATATGTCTTAGGGAGTTCTGAATTTCCCTGGCGAATTGTAGCTTTCTAATCTTAAGGGCATGAGTTCTTACATTCTCTAATTTTACTTCATACCTCATTAGATGCTGTAAGTGTTTTAATACATCTGGCTTATTTAAATACTCGTCCAGATCTAACTGTTTAGCTGAAGACAGAACCGAAGAAAGGTCAATGGATTGGGAAGTTTCTAAAGCTTTGCTGACGCATTTAAAAATTACCTTATTATGATCAATCGTAAAGCTATCCTCTTTTATGATCGACTGAATATCTACAAAAGCGTTTAGTCCATGATTGATCAACCCCGACAAAACGGCTTTTTCAGAAGCTACGTTATTTAGCGTTTGGGCAGGGCTGTCCGCATTTGATGAGGTCACAGTTATAAGGCTCTCTCTTGAATTGTGGATTTACTTCAATTGTTTTACTACAATCTTGACAGAACACCGTCGCCATCTTGAATTCGCCACGAGTCCTCTCTGTTGGGGCGACATTATCATTAAGTAAATGGTCCCCTTCTTCTTTATCCGCCTTAATGTCTGGATTAAAATTATTAACAAAACTTCTTGTTTGTGCGACCAACTTCTCCTTATTCATGGTGAAGTCCTCACTTTTCAGTGAAGTGTGTCCTTTGAAGACGTTTTCGCCTTTAGTGACGACCTCGGCAGACACAGTGGGGGCACGTTTTGCACTGTACTGTGGATCTTCTTCTGGAAAGATTGCATTTTCCCCTGTTAAAAGGAAAAAGCCCTGTTCAATTAAATCTTCATCACCATTAACAATGCCATTTTTCAGTTTTTTAATAGCTTCTGTGAGTCTCATCGTGTTCTCGCTAACTGGAAGAGTATATCGGCAGTTTTGCCAAGCGGGGGAAATTTGTTATTATACAATGTACATATCGTATGTGACTTTCTCATAATCTCTCTGAGCTTATTTGCTACTGGATAAGAGTCACATATGATCTGCTCCTTAGTCTCGTACTTAGTATAATCTTCAAAAGTCGTAATAGGCAGATAATGATGGAGTAGATCTTTAAAGGCATTAGTTGCCCAATCCAGCCGGGCGACTTCTTTGTTATGATCGTGAGTCAATTTAGAAATATACGTTTGGATTAGATAAGAATGAGTTAAGGCTTCTTCATTAGTTAAAGCCATAAGTTGTTCTTGACTAAAATTTAATGACTCATATACAGCTACATCAGATTCACATAAATTAATATTATTTGCTAATTCGTATTGATTTAAGAAGGAATCCAGTTCGTCTAAGACTTTTGTTACTTCCAACTCTTCAGTAGATTCGACCATTCTTCTTCCTTGTCAAAGGGCAATACTATCATTGTAATGTCGTTAAGTTCACACCACTCTATTTTTTTAACGTCTCTACGCTTGTGCTCTTGGAACCCCTTTTTGGTCTTATGAAAGAACTTACTGAAGGTGTAATGTTGCTCTCCATGTACCTCTACCATGATACAAAGTTTGGGAAAGAGAAAGTCCGCATAAAGAAGACCCGTTGCTCTCGTTCTTGATCCTGGTAAAGTAGTTTCTTCATAAACAACTTCAAAAGGAAATAATTCAGAGATTAACTTTCTGGCTTTCGTATGATATGCGGACTTATTCTCTCGGAACGACTTATGATTGGCCTTACTAAAATTAATGTTGTAAGACCTTTTGTCGAAACCTATAACTCTCACGCTAAGAATTCTTTCATATCTTCTTGGATAATATCCATTACTGTCTGGTTAGAGTTTAGAAAAGCACACAATTTAGCTTTACCTTGGAAGGAGTACTTTTTAACGTCCCAAGCTTCATCTCCAAGCTTGCTAAGGTGCTTCTCCAAAAAAGGAAGGGAGTACCAGGCTCCGGCCTTTTTGAATAAACCAAAGTCATCTGCCAAAGCTACAGTCTCTTCGACATCGTCTAGACCGTGATTGAAACGGAAAAAACTAATGGCATCAGTCTTATCTGTACCTTGAGAAGAGGTAAGAATCTTCCAATGAATCTCCTGACCAATACGGTTTCCGTCTCCATCAATCCAGTTTTTACTTTGGCCAACTTGTAACATAGTGTCGTATTGGTAACCAATCTTAACGCCACCGTCAGCTTTCCATTGTGCGGAATTTGGCATTGATGATTGAGTAGAAATTAGATGATGAATACCTACAATAATAGCTTTGGTTTTTGGAACGACTTGCCCCATTCTTTTACAGAAATTTCCAAGCAATTTTGGAAGTCCGGGACGAAAATCACCACTGACATAACCTTCAAGTTCTTTAGCCGGAAGCAGGCTTGATAAGGAATCAATAATGAATAGAGCACCCTCATTATCAGGTTCCTTAATTTTGGCTTCTAAAGCATTAAGGAACATTTCAGCCGTAAGAATAGTATTTC